GGTTCGGGTGTAGTTTTCACAACAGACTCAATAGTCTTTAGCTCACTGCCCACGTCAGCAGTTCAAGCCATCACGACAAACGCCGCAACGATCACTGCACCTGGTGTCTACACCGTCGCAGGCTCCGGAATACTCACCACGTTTGTCCCAGCTCCGTCCGCTATCCCAGGCGGCACAGTCATCGTAAGAAGTCTGTCGAACCATGCTCATGCACTCACAGGATCATCAGCAGTTGCAGGTCTTAACATCTTTAGAAGCTCACCTCTCGTTACAGCAAACGTCGTTGGCCAGAAGTTTACCTTTGCAGCAACTGCAGGCGAAACAGTCACACTCATCTCAGACGGCCTTGCATTCTGCGTAGCAGCAGGATCAGGCTCTATCACGACACCATAATAGGTGATACATGGGTGTAAGATTACCAACAGCTGCAGAGATTGAGAACCTACGAAGAGTGCTAGAAGAAGAAGCGCATCGTAGTCTTAAAAGCACGCACACTCATCAGGTCATCGAAAGTGTCGAATCTAAGACGATCATTTCTGCTGATGTCGAACAAAGCCTACAAGAATCTGCAGAAAGCGCCGCCGAAGATGATGTCGAAGAAACCGTAGCATCAGATTCAGTGGATGTTGTCGCTTCCATGGCCGATCCGGCAAGCAAACCTGCTTCGTATAGCAAGTCTAAAAAGCGCTAATCAGAGCTTAATCTAATACAAACACGCTTGATTCAAAAGATCAAGCGTGTTTTGTTTTGTATATGTAGCAAGGAACGCACGGAATGCAATGCAAATTCTAAGATTGCTAATACAAGAAACTATCAGAAAAATAGGCAGCAAGTGGGCCGTCTACCCCAAGAAAGGTGGAAAGCGCCTTGGAACACATGACACCGAGGCAGCGGCTAAGCGTCAGCTTGCTGCGATAGAGATTTCCAAGTCAGGCAAAAGTCGGTCATAATCATCGTAATCTGTGATAATTAAAGCTAGGTGGTAATATGTCAACTTTTGCGCAGACAACAAGCCCGACTCCCTTTGGTGCTTTTGACACTGACACATCATTTCAGACAGACGCTGATAAGATGATCGTGTTTGTCAAGAGAAAGCTGGGCGACGATGTCCTGTCCGTTGAACTCACAAAGAAGCAGATCTGGGCAAATATGGAAGAATCTTGCTTCGAGTACAGCAATATTCTCAACCAGTACCAGGCAAAGTCAACACTCTTGACCTACCTTGGTTATTCGACAGGATCACAGTCGGGTCTTGAGGCTGCTTTTCCACGAGAGAGCTTAGAATACCTTGCAAGGTTCGCTGACCCCTATGCCTCAGAGGCAGGAATCGGTGGTTCCTACAACATGTTCTCAGGATCGATTGATCTTGACCCCGGCAGACAAGATTACGATCTCTACACCGAGCTTAAGAACGCTGATGGGACTGTTATGTACCAGACAGGGTCAAATGCAGGACCTATGTCTAAGATGCGCATCATGGAGGTCTTTCATTTTAACCCTCAGGCAGCATACAGGTTCTTTGATACGACGTCAGCAGTCAACTACTTGAATAATGAATTCTCATTTGAGTCTTTCACTCCTGAGACCATCTTTTACGTCCTCCCGGTCTTTGAGGACATCCTCCGCGCCGGCCAGCTTGATCTCTCGAACAGAGTCAGAAGATCAAATTACTCCTACAAAGTGATCGGTACAAAGATCAGAATCTTTCCGACGCCGACCACGATCGCAGCAAATCCAAGAAAGCTATTCGTAAGAGTCAAGTACTGGCAAAATCCGATAAATCCAAGCTACACAGACCAGACGATATTTGGTGTGAACAATCTTGCAAACGTTCCATTCGGAAACTTACGTTACGAAAGAATAAATAGCATGGGATTGCAATGGATAAGGCAGTACACACTCGCCCTTAGCATGGAACAGCTAGGAATGATCAGAAACAAGTTCACTACTGTGCCAATACCAGGCGGAACTGTCACGCTAAATGGCGGAGATCTTGTTGGTAAAGGCAGAGAAGACAAGAAAGAGCTTGTTGCAAAATTGAAAGAGATGCTCGAGACGTTAACGTATGACAAGCTTATCGAGAATGCTGCAACACGATCTGAGAATCTGACAAAACAATTACTTAAGATACCCATACCCAACGGTATGGCGATTACAACCGGGTAGGTGACACATGGGTAGGCTATTTTTAACGGAACGCGAGATAAATCTCATCAATGACCTTGCGAAAGAATTTGTCAAAGATGTCGTCGGACAGAAGATATACTACTTCTCCATTAGTAACATCAAGTCACAAGTCCACGACGTCTATGAAGAGTCGCCGGATAAGATCTTTGAGAATCCCATAGAGATCGACGCACTTGTCAAGTACTCACCTCAGGACGTTCGCACCAACAGATTCGGTTCAGAAGAATACTACTCGATCGAGTGCTACTTGCAATTCAGGGACCTTCTAGACAAAGGAATCACGGTGAGCGAAGGAGACTTCTTCTCATACGGTACCACATTCTTCGAGGTTATCAAGGCGCCGCGCACAGACGTCATCTTCGGACAGATTGAGCACAAGTCATACATCACCATAACAGGAAAGCAATCAAGAAAAGGACAGTTCCTCTCAAAGGTATTCGGTCCTACGTCGGAAGAGTACAGCGATGCAGACGCCGTCCAGACGACATACGTCCAGCAGAGAGGTTTTGCAGAGAACAGACTCGGTGTTACGGGAGACGTCAGAGAGCTACAAAAGAAGGGCGTCCTCGATGCACCTATCACAGGTCCTGCAGAGGTCTCACCGAGTGGAGATCCTCAAAGCGTCGGATCTGCATTCTATGATGAGAGCTGATCATGCCTGAGAAACAACAGTTAAAGAAAGGCTACGAAGGTTTCAATGTACCTGAGGACTTTAATATTCCGCCCTGCGGCATCGAAGATGTCGATAGGGCGCTCTTTGAACTGTTTGACAAGCGCTTGGCATTTGAGATCAAAGTCAATGAACAGACGACTAAGGTACCCGTTGTCTTCGCGGCTGGTGAGCGTTTCGCACTGACTAAGAGAGTCAAACCCATCAGAGATAACAATAACGCATTAATCTTGCCTCTAATCGCTATCAAACGAACAGGTATCGGTCACAAGACCGAATCAGAAGTTGGTGGAACCGCAATCTCCTTTAGGCAACCTGCCGACTACGTCATTAGGAAGCGACTTGATCCTACTGACAGACAATATCAAAATATCATCAATAAGCTTTCGATCAAGAACCAGGACAACGTGACTGCTAGGTCACATTTCATAGACACAAGCACCTCACCAGGTAAATCAACTGAACCTGGGACTGTGACATCACGCAGGACGGGTCCAGGAATAGCGTTCGGGTCAGGACGTATGGAGACGCCACTTGATCGTGACAATTTAGGACGCAATATTTTTGAAGTCATCACAATCCCGTATCCGCAATTTGTAGGTTTGACTTACAATATTGTCTTCTGGACGCAGTATATGCAACAGATGAATCAGATACTTGAAACTCTGATGATGAAATTTGACGGTCAAGGACACGAATTCCAAATTACGACGAACAAGGGTTACAAGTTCACAGCATTTGTGCAAGGTCCCTTCTCAAATAATGATAACTTCGACAACTACACCGACGACGAAAGAATCATAAAGTACAGTTTTGACATCAAGGTGCCTGCATACATCCTCGCACCAAGACATCCAGGCCTCGGAACTCCTTTTAGGAAGTTTCAATCGGCTCCCGAAGTGGTCTTTGGAATCTATGATGCCAAGACGCAGATTGCAGAGCCGCCCGTTGAGCCAGGCGCAGATGCAAAGTTGAATAGGTTCATCCTGTCAGACGTAGAACATCTCGACGACGACGGCATGAAACACCTCAAGCGTGGTGAGGATCGAGTCAAAGCACTCGTCAATCCAGGCCGCCGAAGCGAATACCAGACCATCATATATACAGATGTTAGAGCCGGAGAGCAAGTAATTCCTGCCAGGAAGGTCACATTCAATGAGGATGAGAAGATTTAAGATTTCTTCAAAGTGATGGGATATTTATAACCGAAGTGTGAGTGGAGAAAAAATGGCCGAAGTAACCTATCGCTCTCCCGGTTTTTTCGAAAGCGAGATTGATCTAACAATAACGACACCCGGCGAGGTCACAGCAACACCTGCCGGAGTCATCGGGCCGACACCGATCGGACCTGCTTTCGTACCCGTGACTGTGACATCATTATCCCAATTCAGAGACAGGTTCTTCGGATCGGATGATGAGAGAAATAACTCTTATTATGCAGGGCAGGAATTTTTTAGAAATGGAAGCGCGCTCACGTTCTTAAGAACGCTCGGCGCCGGTGCTAATTCAACAAGCACGGATATCACAGCAACACAGGGGCAGGGGACCGTCAAAGGTGCAGGCTTCGTGATCAAGGGGACGACACCAGCTGTTGACCCACGAGCTCAAGGCGCGGTCCAGCTCATCGTTGCGAAACACGTGGTCACAGCCTCAGTCGATGAGTCTTACCCAGTCTTTTTTGACAACGACAGCTTTTCAATCGCGGCAGGGTCAGACGGGACTGCTAACCTCCTAAGAGGCGTCCTCTTCTTTCCAACGGGAACGCGGGGCCAGATTCTTGACTTTAATCAGACATACTCGCCAAGCAATGTGTCTAACGACTCTGCAAAGATCCAGACAGACTCAACACAGATCGACTACAGGTCATTTAAGCTCGTCATTTCTTCTTCTGCAACTGGATTTGGCACAACAGACGGCTTCACTGGTATCAAGATCTACACGGCATCACTCGATCCTAACTCATCAAATTACATCAGCAATGTCCTGAATACCTCACCTGAGTTATTCCAGACACATCAGCACCTTCTTTACTTAGACTTTCCTGTAGAGGATGCACTTGCAACAGTCTCGGGAGACAATGATTCTGTTGGCCTCTTGTCCGGTTCAGCAAATACGTCCAGCACATCGGGCTTAAGTTCGCTCTCATTCCTAGATGCATTTGGCAGGTATGACACAAGATACAAGCCTGCAAAGACAACAGCATTCATATCTCAACCCTACGCAGGTGTTGAGTACGAGTTGTTCCACTTTGAGACCATCGCAGACGGTGCTTCGGCAAATAACCAGTTCAAGATCTCCATTGCAAACATGCGTAGATCATCAGACCCACAAGATCCTTACGGGACATTTGACGTTCTGGTTCGTGCATTCAATGACACTGACAGCCAACCTTCAGTTCTCGAACAGTACATCGGCTGCACGATCAATCCTAACTCAGATTCTTATATTGCCGCCAAAATTGGCGACAAGAAGCGGTCATACAACTTTGACGCAGTCAATCCGCTTGATAAGCGAATTGTGTCAACAGGACAATACACGAACAATTCCACAAGAATCAGAGTTATCGTGTCTGATGCAGTCAAGCGTAAGACAGTGCCTGCAAATGCATTTCCCTTCGGATTCAA